CGACCGCTCGATGGCTTTCATACCCTCGCTCATGCGGAAGCCATAACCGGGATCGGCCTCAAAGTCGGACATGCTAAAGTCGCGGGTGTAACGCCCAAAGTTAGGGTCGGCGGCGTTGCCACCCTCCAGCCCCAACAGCGTCAGCAGCCGGTTCTGGGCGCTTAGGCCAGCCTGGCGGAACGGCTCTTGCAGCTCCACCTGGCGCTCAAACATCTCCCGCTGCGCGGTAGCAGCACGGTCGGCAGCAGCAACCTGCGCGTTAGCGGCGTCGCGGGCCGCGTTGGCCTGCGTGCGGGCCGCGCTACGCGAACCAAGGACGCCAGCGCCAGCGCCGAGAGCGCCTGCGCCGAGGATGGCGGTTTCGATACCCATTATGCGGCCCTTCCGACACTACCGTCGTCGTAGACGTTAAACCCTAACCGCCGAAAGATATCAAACATGTAGTCGTGCCCCGGCGCGATACGGCTAAACGCGCCTTCATCCGCAAAAAGTTGCGCTATCACGCCTTTGGTCGCCCACTTCTTTCGCCACTCCGGCAGGATGGAGACGTGGACCTCTCCGTCCTTAAAGTAGGCGGCGCCGATGCGCTCGCCGTCCCGAACGATAGCCTTCACCGTCCAATCTTCCAGCGCGGCTTCGTATGCCTCATAGTCAACCGGCGAAGACCAATCAGTCGCGGCATAGCCTACGGCCAGCCCCGCCTTTCGGTCGTCCACCAGCGTTGTCGGCATGTTCGCTCCCCCCGTCAGAGCTTAATGCACGCCAGAAGCGCGATGTTGCGCGGGCGTGTCTCGGTGCCGCCCGTGGCGTTGGTCGTGAAAGTATGGTTGTGAGCGCCGCCAGGCGCAGTCAGACCAGAACCAAAGCTCGCTCCGGCGACGTTTGTGTTGCCCGTACCCGCCGTATCAATCGACAGGTAGCCGTGGTCGTGGTCGGGGGCCGTGCTGGTGGTGCCAGTATGGGTGTGGCTTGCCAATTCTCCGCTCTGGAACGATCCAATAGCGCGCCCGCTATCCACACCGCGGCCATCGTCCCAGCCGCGCAAAAACTCGCCGCGCAAGTCAGGGACGCGGAAGGTCGTGCTGCCGTCGCCGGTCGAAAACGCACCCTGGTTGTTGCTCGCCCAAGTCGCGTCGGACACCAGATTGCCGCTGGTCTGCGCGAAGGCCCACAGAGTAGCGTATGTGGTGCGGCTCAACAGCGCGCCGTTAGCCTTGACCCAGCCCGTTGGGGCAGTTGTCGCGGGAAAATACGCGACGATGCCGGTGAAGCCCACAACAGAGAGCGCCGTCACCGACCCCGCCGTCAACGATCCAGAAACTACAACGTCCCCGACTACGTCGAGCGCCGCCGTCGGGGTCGCCGTCCCAATGCCGACGCCACCAGCGTTGTCGATGATAAACGGCGTCGCGTCTGGGTCCGCGCTATCTTGCACGCGCAAGACCGGGCCGGTGCCGGTCTGCGTAATCTTAAGGGCCGCCGTCGGCGTGTCGCTGTCGATGGTAACATTGCCCGACAGGATGGGCGAGACGGCTGATGTGGGCGCCGAGATGTAATCAACCGTCCAGATCTCGACATCGTTAACGTCGGTCAAGCGGAACTTGTACAGCGCGCTGCCAAGCCAGATGTTTGCCTCGCCGCGCGAGTTGAGAATGACCGGGTTGGTGTTAGGCGTAACGCCCGTGTAGTCCGTAAACGTCGCCTGCGGCGTCGTGGTGCCGGCGACGTAGGTGTAGACCTTGCCGCCCGAGAGAGGCACGCCGGCCGCCGTTGTGAACTGCATCTTAGGCTGGGGGGTTAGGACGGCCATTATTCACCTATGTTCGCGGCAACGGTGAGGATAACAGAAGGGACCGCCGGTGAGAAAGCGGTTGCTGCGGAGGCTTGGATAGATACGTTTGTGTTATCCGTCGCCCACCTCAAGCGAAAATAGTCGTCCGTGTTCATACGAAGAAAGAAGTTCCAGGCCGCCAAATAGGCTTCGCCAGAACCTTTCATTGTAATCGTAGTCGCGGACTGCGGGACGGCGGTGCCGTTGACGTCAGCCCAAATGTAGACGGTTTTGGCGGCGGCGTTTGTGCTTACAAACTGCGCCGAAAACTGAAAATTATACAGGCCGGGGCGGTCCACATAGACGCGAGACGTAGGCGTGCCGAGATAGACACCCTGGCTGTAGTCGGTCTTGTTGAACGTCATCGAGTAGGCGGTATTGGGCGCTGCCGCCGTCTGCGTCGTCTCGTCGTGAAACGCGCCGTTGCGAAGCGAGCCGCTGCCTAGGATGGCGAACAGATTGTAGAGGTAGCGATACCACGGCCGCGAAGGGTAGGGCACCGGGTCTTCAGCAATCGGCACCCGAGCGGCGGGGATCTGCGTGATGTTCTCAGGCACGGGTCGGGCTCGCGATGAGTTCGGCGCCCATAATCGTGATCGACACGGGGTCGGTGCCAGAAATCTCGTACACGCGGTCGCGCAGCTTCAACGTCATGCCCAGCCGGCGCCAGATGACGCGGCGGCCGGTCTGACCGATACGGCCCATCGACCGCCAATGCTCGTTCGACCAAGTGTGGCCGCCATCATCCGACCAACGCAGCATGACCATGGGGGTCATGGTTGTCGAGGTAGACGTCGTAGCGTAGAGAAAATCATCGTTTTCAGTTAACAAACGCTCATCAGACTCGGCGGTGATGTACGCAAAAAATTGCTCGGCTTGAGCCTGGTCAATTACGTTAGCCGGCTCATCAAGGCCAACGCCGCTTTCGCAGTCAAGCTGAAGGCTGTGTTGCGTCGTGCGAAGAAGGGTGTTTTGGCCGGTGGCCAGCGCACGCCACGACCGCAGCCACTTTTGGATAGACCCCGCCTCTGTGTAGACTGAGAGGTCGTAGGCGAAAATCGCGCCCGTAATGTAGTCGCCGACGACAATCTCGTCGCTGAACGACATCTGGTTGTTGCCGCGGTGGCGGGTGAACTGGTTGTTCAGCCAGCCAGCGCGCTGATGCCACACCTGCGTTGCGACGTCGTACACCCAAGTAATGTCGGCGGTCGGGAAGTTCAGAACGTAGAAGGAGTGGCCGTCCTGCTGGTAGGTGTAAGCGGTGGCGTCAGAGATGTCGGAATACTGCTGGATCTGCCACTCAACCGAGTGCGTCGAGATCCGCTCGCCATTGTAGCCCTTTGACCGATAGACGATGCCGCGCCCGCGGGCGTCCGCACCCAGCCAGAAGACGCCGTTGTCCAGCTTGGCGACGGAGAACGGCGCGGCGCAACCGATCTCGTTGAACGCGCCCTGGATGCGGGCCAGCGGGAAGTCAGGAAGCCCGGCGTTGTACCAGACCTCCACCGACGTCTCACCAAACAGCCAGACTTCGCGGTGGTCTACGATCAGCGAGACAAGGTTGTCCGGCGAACCTTCGGCGCTGGCGAAGTCGAGCGGGTCAACCGACGTACCATCAAGGAGCTGCGTTACCCAGAACTTCTGGCTGTTCGGCTCGTTGAAGACAAAGTAGCCGTCGATGAAGCCCACGGTCGTCGCGCCGGGGAAGTCCGGGTCGGTGATCTGGGCGAAGACGTCCGTGTTGGCGTTGTAGATGAAGCCGTCAGCGCCAGCGGCAATGAACAACTGCGTGCCGTTGTCCACCATCGACACCGGGCCAGCGCCGGTAACGGTGCCCTTGATTGTCGCCACCCAAAAGGAGTCGATCTTGTACAGCTTGTCGCCGGACACGGCGTAGCCGTACCCACCAAACGTCCACAGCCCCCGCACCGGACCATTGCCGAGAGTAGCAAGCAGGCGAAGACCAGGCGCACGCTGAAGAAACGCCGGTTCTTTACCGCCGCTTGCATCGGGCACGATCTCGGGGAACAGGTTCACCATGCGGCTGTCCGCAGCATTGACGCTGCGGGCCACATAGGAGGATCCGAGGATCGGCGTCTTCATGCTTGACCCCCACGCCAAGCGGTAATATTAACGTAGCTATGCAACCCGATCTTACGGCGGATCGCCTCCGCGAACTTACGGAATACAACCCGGATACGGGTGTGTTTACGTGGGCAATCAGCCGGCGAAAATGCCGGAAAGGCGACCGTGCTGGCTGCGTAGCGCGCAACGGCTACATCCTCATTCGCATAGATGACCGGCTGTATCTGGCGCATCGGCTGGCATGGTTGCACGTTCACGGCCGATGGCCAACGGAACAGATTGACC